GTGGTGTCAGATTTCGCGCACTATATGACATGTGACCTTATATGGTCACAAAATTTATTGGACTAAATGGCTCCAAGTCTATTACCATATATGGTCACGTCTCAAACAGACTAGATACCCCCTTATGGTCTTATGATCTCATATACCATGATATGGTAAGGGTTGTACTTTATGTGTATAATTTGTTACCATATATCGTAACATATTATATTGCAAAATATCGCACTCAATTGACACCAATAGGTCACAAAAATAAATGCAAAAATTATAATCGCAGCGCATATTGTGTCATAATGACGACAACGTCGTCGTCGTTCTCTATATTTAGGAAACATTTGGGACGGGACCCAAATTAGCAAAGCCGTGGTTTTGCGTTTCCTAAATATACTCCTATTATGATGTGGATTTTATTTTATTTTTGTATTCATCTGTCTCTTTATATTTATCATAACCTTTGGCTTTGTCTCTCTTATCTATTATTTGATGTTTTATTAATACTGAGACCACTTCCCATGGTCTTATGTTATAAATTTCAGATAATTCCATAATGTCTTTTTTGTTGTATTCTTTTATTATTTTATTATCTGTAATTTCATCAAAGTAAATTTCTTTTTTTACTTTTTTTGCAGATTTATTCTTTTTTAAAACTAAAATTGCTTCGTTCAATTCTAATTCTATTTTGTCATTTTCATCAACTTTATTTTCAAATACTTTCAAACGAATACCTCTTATATCAAATGCAGTATTCACACTCTTGTTTCTCAAATGAATACTAGATAACGGCAATTTTGTCTTCAAATAATTCTTAAATTTATCGCCTGTTATATTCATTTCATTTATCATGATTTTGTTCTCCTGTTTGAAATCTATCCATAATGCTGATGAAGACACTATTGTTTCATCATTTGTTATTTCAATATTTTGTTCCCACCAATCATCAAAGAGAGAAATATTGGAAGTTACTATTTCATTTGTTTCTTCTTCTATTGTTCTTCTCAAATCATCATCCATTACTTGAATCAAATTGCGCGTAGCATTCATTGATGCATTAATTTCTCTAATTGTTTTTCTTGTATTCTTTATTTTGTCTATTAGTTTGAAATTCTTATTTTTTATTTCTGTCATTTCACTTTCATCAAAATGATTGGTTGTTAACTTATGTAATTCTTTGCAAGTAAACCAAACTATTCTTAAAATTTTTTTTGGATCTTCAAAACTAGAGAGATTATTAATATACACTATACATTGATTTGTATTGATCCATTCATACATTATTGGGGATTTATCATATTTATCAATAGATGTATTAAGTGAAACTAACCATGCAAAAGTAATATGTTCATTTTTCACTAAATCTTTTTTAATTTTCTCTCTTTGATCCACTGGAACTTTCTTTTTATAGTTCTTTGCATCTACCAAAACATCAAAATCTTCAAAATGTAAATGAAAATCTCCTTGACCACTTTGAGTATGTTTATCTACTAATTCAAAACCTTTAAAATCCATAAATGTATCTGCATATTCACTAAATTCTTTTTCACCATCTGAACCTTTATGTGAAGTACTTTTATGTGATTGTATTAACATTTTTTCATAATTTTCACTCATTTTATCTACTTGTTTATCCTTTTCTTGCAATAATAAATCATATTTTTCTCTAACTTTTTTAACTTCTTTATCAATAATATCATTGTTACCATTTTCATGTTCTTTCATTTGAACAGAGAGAAGATCTATATGTTTTTCTAACTTTTCTATTTGAGATTCATATCTTTTTTCAATATTTTCTTCCATTTTTTTTGTAATTTCTCTCTGAACGATTATATCTAATTCCAATTTTTGAACTTCCTCTTTTGATTCATCCTTTATTTTTTGATAAATCTCTTTCTGAGAAAGTCCTATAGCCGCATTTCTACCTTCTCTCAAACAATCACTTCCTATTTTTAACATTAAATAATTTTCTTCTGGAGAGAAAGATACAAGTATTTCGGGCACAATTTCATTATCGGGTATAGTTAAAATAATTGTTCTTATCATTATATTTTATTATTGAATTATTTTTATATTTGTTATTAAATAATAAATATAAACAATTTAAAGCCCATTATCACCCTTATTAATCACCACATTTTTTGCAATATTATGAATAATTTTGTTTTCTTTTTCGTAATCGTTATCTCCTGAACCACCGCATGCTTCTATTATCATTTTATTGTATTTATCAAAATTTTTTGAATTATGTTTTGTAAAATCAGGATTCTCTTGTTTTAATTTTGAAAGCAAATTTGTATTCTTATTTGCAATTCGTCTTATCGCTTTCCTTATATTATCTTTATCATCTTTTTCTTTTTCCCATTTATTTTCATCTTTTATATATAAAATTTCTCTCTTTTTATCAGCGCAATGAACTGGTCTTTCTGTTATATCTAGATCATTTAAATTGTTTATAATGATATTTGAAATACCTTCTATATAACCTATTTCGCCTACTTTCTCTAAATCACTTAATTGTAATTGTATAGAATCTACAAAATCAGTTAAATTTATAGCATTTTTACATGTTTCATTCAAAAATAGTTGTAAATTGAATGTTTTATTATGAGAATTGTTATGCGAATTTGTAATATTATTTATACCATTTTTTACTAATGCTGAATTCTGTTCTATTAATTGAGAATTTTGTTTTATTAACATCATTATCAACTCCTTTTCTACCGGTTCATTTTTTTTTTCAATAATATTTTCTGGATTTTCAAAACATATTTTTTGATGTTTCCATAATCCGTTTCGAGATGTATATTTTTTATTACAAATATCACACTGATATTTTTCAATTTGCAATTTTTTTGCAACTTTTGTGTCACCTGCGTCACCAAAGTTGCAATTTTTATGTTTTGATGACAATATATGTTTGTCCATACTACTCTTTCTACTTGATTCGTAGTCACATTTTTTACAATAAAAAATAGTACAAAATTTGTTGCAACTTTTTGTCACCGGTGTTTCCATATATATGTGACAGAAAAGTTGCTTAAATCCTTTTCCGCAAAAATAATAAAAATTTATGGTAACAAATATTGAATTACTATTTTTGTGACCAGACCATAATTTTTTTTATGGTCACAAATTATAAGTTTTGAGCAAAAGTATTTCCACTTTTCAAAAATGGACAAAAATAAATGTCCAAAAACGCAAAATGAAAAAAACTTTCCCGACAAAAAAGTTGATTTTTTGGACTATATTTTTTTATTCATATTTTTCAACAAATTATATAAAATTATGTAGATAAAAAAACGGCACAAATAGCCAACAAAATAGACGACAAAGGTGCCGGTTTATTTATGTCGAGAGAAAAACAACTATTTTTTTAACCTTCTATTTCTTTTTGACCTTTTAGTTTTTCTCTTTCTTGTTCTTCTATTTCTTTTTCCACCAAATTCTCATGGTAATTCAAAAGGTGAACTAGTTGGACTAGGTATTAACTCAGTTTCAATTAAAAGTAAAATTTTTTGTTTAGCATCTAATATTTTTTTAAGTTTATTTCCTATTTCTACCATATTTTTTGCAATAGTTATTTTTTCGTTATAATGAAATTCTATATCATTATCTCTTTTAGAATTTTTTCTAATGCTATTTCTTTAATAAATTCTTGTTTTAACTCATTTAATTTACCTTCTTCATTCATATATATTTTATCTAGTTCATCAATTCTATTTAAATTATATTCTAATGCTTTTTTTATTCTATCTTTATCCATTTTATATATAAGTATAAAATTATTTTTTAAAATTGAATTTAAAATATTTCAATAACTTAAATAATGAATCATGTAAAAACCATTATTTAATAAAGTTAAATATATCATTTTGTAGATATTATTTATTTTTTAGAGAGAAAATTAATATATATATTTAAAACTATTATAACAAGCGCTTCTAAACATTAATAAAGAAAAGAAAAAAAATATTAAACCATAATACATATAATTATAATTATAACTTATATATAAAACAGGCATAGATAGATATACTAAATTTCTTGTATAATATACACGAATATAAATACCATACCAAGCCATATTTCCACAACTATTTGCTTTCATTAATAAATATTCAATATTTCCAGGTAAAAATAATGCAATTGGTATTTGTGCTTTTTGAATCATTAAAGTAAAATATCATTATTTTTTTATATTCATTTTATAATCATTCTAAAATGTCATATGTTTATTTATTAGTTTCTACAAGTGGATCAACATATGTAGGAGCCACTATTGATTTGAACAGACGCCTCAGACAACATAATAAAGAAATAAAAGGAGGCGCGCACGCAACTGGTATTAAAGTTCAAAAAGGCGAAACATGGACAAGAGCAGCACATGTATCTGGGTTTCCAGATTGGCAAGCTGCTCTTCAATTTGAATGGCGTTGGAAGCAACTTTCTCGTAAATTATCTATTAAAATGAATCCATTAGAGAGAAGAATAAAAGCATTAAAAACACTACTAGAATTGCCGCAATCAACATCAAAAGCAATCCCTTACGCCGAATGGATTTCGGCTCCGGAAGTTAATTGTGAGATTATAGCAGCAGAACAATTGTATAAGGCTTTATTTGTTTAATCTAATATACAAAAGTAAAAGTATTGAAAATTAAACAATATGATGCAACTAAATTTGGTAATATATGACCAAAAATACAATGAACAATAATATCAAAATAACAAGCTTTCTCTCTTTGGGTTGTATTTGGATAAGTATAATTAATATTGAGTAAATCAAACTTTGTATTATCTATTTCTTTATTATTAAATGATTCATCCTTAGGAACTTTTATTATTCGAAAATAAAATAGTATTTCATCTATTAAAATAACAGATAAAAAAATAAAATAAGATATGAAAAATATTTTTTTATATTTCTTTTTACACCTTTTTACATTTTAAACGCCGATTTTATAAATAGTTTTTCTTAACTTTTATTGTTTTATTTTTTGCTACATATTTTTCTGGTTTTTCCAAAAACTCAATTAACCTATCTGTATTTATTCCGCTTTTTTCATATAAATACCAACCTTCAACCCCATTTACAGAAATAGCAAATATACATGTATATTTATTGAATACTTCTTGAGATTGTGTTTTTATTACACAACGCTTACCCTTACTACTATAGCAGTGATGCCTTTTTTGTAATGATTTTATACTTGTTTCATCAATACAAATAATATCTTCTATTTTATACTTTTTTATTTCTTCATAAAATTTCTTGATGTTTGCATTTATAACAATATCCTTCTTACTACGTTGAAAAATTGTTTAACTGGTTCGTGTCGTATTCTTGTGATTTTCAAAGTAATATTATTATCTTTTATTACTCTAAAAATTTGTGTAGTTGTTAAATCAACACATTTATATTTATATTTAAGTTTTTGTAATAATTCTTGTAGCGTAATGGTTTTATTATTTTTAAGTTATTATAATAAAAATTCAACATATTCCTTTTTAACTTTATAAGAATTTGGTTTTATATAATGAATATCAACATTTTTATTTTTTTTATATCTTTCAACCCAACGTATTAAACTTCTTGGATTACACTTGAAAATTTTACAAACTTCTTCTTGTGTTTTATCTTCCACGAAATAATAATTTACAGCAGTAATTTTATAATCATTACTTTTACGAGTATTCATTATAATAATGGTTTATTATTTATAAAAAATTGATTTGAAAAACTAATTATAATAAGTATGTAATTTACAAACAAGCAAAATGGAAGAACAATCTACCAATTTATCTAACGAAGTGATTATATTACATGAACAACTTATACAAGACCATATTATTAGTGATATTTCAGGAATGGAAAATATTAATGAAATATATGATGCTTCATTAATAAAAAAATGGATTAAATTAATTCCAATTAAAAAAACTATTCTATTTGAAGAATACAATAGAAAAGAGTATTTTATTCCAATAGCAGATATAGTTTTAGATAATGAATTATTTACTACTGAAAAAAAACAAGGTCAAAAAAAGAGAAATACATTAATTCAATTTATTCCAAAAATTTCAAATGAAGAATTTAATAAAAAAAATGAATGGTTGTATTTATTAACAATTAATGGTAGGATTGTTAAAATTGGGGGAACAAGAACAGGATTAAAATGTAGGATTGGTTCTTATTTATGCGGTCATCATATAGAAGAAAGGGGAAAATCTGGTGATTGTTCCAAAACTAATGGATTTATATATAATACCTTTGAGTTTTATTTACAATTAGGTTGTAAAATAGAAATGTATGGTTATGAATTACCAAAAACACAAATTGCTATTGAAATATTTGGAAAAGAAACAATAATAACCGCTCAAACATATCACGCTTACGAAAGCACATTTTTAGAAGATTATAAAAAAATATATAAGGAATATCCATTATTAAGTGATAATTGCGACCCTGATTATAAATAAATAAATAATTATAGATTAATATTAATAAAATTTATTTCGTCTTCTGTAATATTGAAATAATTATAAATTTCTTGATGATTTCCAGAATATTCTATGTCAGGTATAGGAAAACTTTGTAATATGCGTATATTATTGAAATTACCCCAACGACAAATATTATTTATAAATACATATAAAGGATGTTGCAATATGTGTAAATATTTTTTTGCTTGTTCTTCATTACAACATAATATAAATACGATAGATTGCGTCATACCACATTCGTCAATAAATAATTTATATTTATCAGTTGTAGATATAAATACTTTATATCCTTCTTGAAATTTATGAGGTCTTGACGAGTATACAGTTTGAGATGGTGTGTGTATAAGTTTATATTTATATATATTATCTTTTTCATCTCTAATAAATTCTGCCTTTGTATATTTGTGTAAATCGCTACTTGTTTTAATCTCAAATTTTTTTAGATTTTTATTATCAATTGTTTTTGATAATATATTTTGAACTATTTGATTATATAATAACGGAATATATTTGCGTTCTTTTGATACAACTGAACTAATATACTCTTTTTTTTTCCATATACCAGAAACATTAATATTTTTATAAAACGCACAATTTTGTATTATATACCAAGTAAAACTTGAACCGATTTTTTTAAAATATTTTTTTGCGGTATGTATATCTAAATGTATTATTTGCAATCCTGTAATTATTTCAATTAATAAATTTCTATCCGCAAAAGACATCCAATTATCAGGAGTAATAAATAATAAATAACCATTCGGTTTTAATTGGGATAATGCCTTTTCAATAAAATTTTTTATTAAATTGTGATTTTTTGATGCTCTTTTTCCATTTTCTAATAATTTAGCATAAGGTGGGTTAGCAACAACTAAATCATAATATTTTAAATTATTAAATGTGATAAAATCGTGATTAGTTATTTGTAAATTATATTTATCATTACAAAACACTTTACGCACATTTTCTAATCTATCTTCATTAATATCATTAAATTCTAACATTTGTTCTACTATTGTTTGTTTATCGTGATGCTTTAATAATTCAAATAAAATTGGAATACTAAAATTTCCATTACCACAGCATGGGTCTAATATAGACAAGTCTTTTTTTTTCCATAAATCAATTGGAATTTTGCTTATCATTTCGCTTATACAATCAATGGGGGTTGGTTCGTCATTACTTGATTTATAAGTGCTTTTATCTATATTTAAATTTTCATCATAATATTTTTTTATTTCATCAAAAGTAGATGTTTCAATTGATATTAATGGGTTGTGTGTTAAATTTGTTTTAATTTCAATAGAGCATATAGGGGCAATTAAAGTTTGTATTTTTTCTTCAACAGATTTATCAATTAATTCCTTAATTTTACTTTCATTAACACATGGAGTTTTTCTTTTTTGATGTTGTGTATAATGAGATTTACTATTAAATTCTTTACCGCACTTTTCGCAACTAATTTTAGTCATTTGTAGTATTTATAATATATTGTAATATTATATTTTTAAAATCAATTTTTTTATAATAATTAAATATAACTAATTTTGGGTTTCCTAAATATTGTAATTTATATGAAATATTACAATATTATATTTTTGCCTATAAAATCGGCGTTTGAAATGTAAAAAGGTGTAAATCTTTTACATACTATATATGTCAAATAACTAAATGAAAATATTATAGTAAAAAGATCTAATTTACGTCTTATTGTATGTAATGAAGGTCTAGTCCAATATAAAATACCTATTACATATAAAAAGAAACTACAGAAGTTAATAACATAAAATGAATTGTGTAAAGGCAATATTTTGTAATATATGAAGGAATTAATATTGTTCTGTTCTGTATAAAACCCATATTAATTTATAATTATATTTTATTTTTTATTTCTTTCATCTCTCTAATCTCATCATTTTGTTTTTGAATAATATTTTTGGCTATTTTTGCAACATTATAATTATCTGTTTTCTTCAAGATTTCTTCACTAGTAAGAAGCGCCATAGAATGATGTTCAATCATTTCTTCCAAATATTGCTTATCTTTTATACTTACTTGTTTTCTATACAAGTAAATAAACAAACCTACACTAGCTGTTAATAATAAATATTTTGTTGAACTAAATATTTTATATTGCATATCATGCATTACAATTTCTAATAATACCATAAATAATCCCATAATAATTGCCAAATAAGCTTTACCTATGTTATTAGTAACATTATCAAATGTATTCACCATGATAGGTGGCATTAAAAAATATTGTATTATAAAACTAAATATAAACATTATAACCAGTGTGTGATTAATTTTCATTTTATATTATGTAAGGATTAAAATTTAGTAATATATTTATAAAAAAAATATATAAATATAATTTATATACAATGAGTAATAATAAAAAAGCAAGAATAGAAACAAATATTGACAAAATATTGTCTAGAGAACATGATAAAAATATAGATTTGTATTCACTAGAAAGTCAAAGAGAATTAAATTTTTGGGGAAGATCTATTCATATAAATGAAGTAAAAAAAAAAACAATTTATTCAATATTATTTATTAATATTTGTGCATTTGATTTAATATATAATTCTCCATCAATAAATGAAGCAATTGTAATTTTAGCACAATTAACTGGGCGTAATGCTAGTTTATATAACCCATCACCAACAGAAGCATTTGCAGATCAGCAAAAAATGCAACGTGAATTTATATTTAACACAGGAGCAACGCCTCAATTAGCAAATGCGAATGCGGCGCGATTTTATCAATTTGGATTAGAAGAACAAATTGAAATTGACGGAGAAAGTTATAGTCTTCGAAACTGGATAAATTTGATTTTAAACAATAACGTTCCGCAACCATTCAGAATTCATTTTTCTATTATTTTTAATATTGTAGAAATAATATACAAAACATTTGGTAGTTATGATACAATTGTATCAGGATTAAAACATAGTACAGAACAAATAGCTACAGATCCTAATGGACCATTAATGGGTATTGTAAATGAATTAATAAATTCAATGAAATCAGGAATGTTTGCCCAGTTAGGTGAATTAACTGGTACTCAATTATTAGTACTAGCAGTTTTATCTACAACATTTATATCAACTAGTGCTTATAATCCTTTGTTAAACTCAATTCGATTAGGAACTAAATTAACTTTAATAGGTATAGATTCAATTGTAGATTATATTGCATTAATATTTTTAAGTGACGAAGCATTACATTCATTAGTATTACCTGGTATAGAAGAAGAAAATAGTGAGGTAAATCTCAGTGATTGGTCGTCAAATGTAACTCAAGAAATAAATCTAGCAAATAAATCAGCAAATAATTCTGTTAGTAGTTATGGAGAATTAAATGGACCAATAGAATTAACTAACAGATTATTGTGTTTGTCCGGAAGTATGGTTATTGCAACCGCAGCAGTAGCAGATGAATCAGTAAGATCTCTAGTTATTGGATTTAGACAATTTTATGATGGTTTATTTACTAAAAGAGAATCACTAGAAGACGAATTTGAATCAGTTAGAAGCGAAACGGATTCATTTGGATCATATAAAACAACAGAAGGAGGTTTAGATGATGTTTCTGTTTATACGTTTCTTACAGAATCAAATAATGATTCTTTTAATAAGTTTATAAGTGAAACAAATACTAATTTGCAAAGAAAAAGTGAAGAAGTAATTAAAGCAACAAATAATAAAAAAAAACTCTTAGACAATACTTTAAATTTGATTTCAATTATTGCTGCAAATAGTTTAGTATCATCTTGCGGCGATAGATCTGTGTCTGAACTAAGTTATCAAACTAGTCGTTCAGTAACATCGATGAGTAATATATCTGATATAACGGGTTCAACATTTAATGTTGGAAGAAATATAAATAGATGTAGTAGTGTTAGTGAAAAAAGTGAAAGAATAGTTGTTTCTGCATTTCGAGATATAATTTTAAAAGGTGGAATAAACAATGATAATGATAAAGCAGCTACATCTATAAAAGAAGAACTAAAAGATAATGAAGATATTGAAGATGAATTGAAAATTTTTGAAGAATATATAAATGATTTTGAAACTAATCCACCAAATTCTTTCTTAGAGAGAAAAGATGAAGATGAAGAAGAATATTTATCACCACTAACACAAAGTCCTATGCCAGACTATGGAGGTCGAAGAACTCGAAAAAACAGAAAAGTATCAAAAAATAAAACAAAAAAAATAAAAAAATCAAGAAAAACACGTAAACGTCGTAGAAGATTTAGAAAATCAAATAATTCTAATAAAAAATATTAATATAATTTTCTAGTACTATTATTAAAACCATTTTTTTTTGTATTGCGTAGTGTCTTTTTTTTAGTGCTTTTTTTTATAAAAATTTTAATACTATTTTTTTGTTCTAATATGATATCCAAAATGTTACGAAAATAGTGGCGAAATTGTGGTCTCATTCCTTTCAAATCATCTACACATATCCAACGAATTTCGGATTTTTCAAATATTTTGGTTGTTTTAAATACTTTAGTAGGCAAGTTTTTTTGTAAAAAGCGTTGATTATTGTTATAATAATATGTTAACCACGGATTGTATTCAAAATAAAAAATATGCATTCGATATGGTTTAAATCCTTTATTATGATTATAATCGATATTATAAGTACCATTTTTCTTCAACATTTTGCGAACTTTGTTATCATCACCTAAAAATCCAGTAAGTTCTTCGCCAGCTTCTCTTATAGCGGTTTCCAAAAATTGCTCATTATTATCACTTCCTCCTCCAAAATCGGAGAACCCAGGTGCTGATTTTTCAAATTTATTTTCTTTACCAAATAAGAAATATAATTTACCATTATATATTGTTGTTGGTAATATACCTCCGCCCATGTATATAATATATAAATAAAAATATTCTTTTATTTATATGGATAGAAAATACATGAGTTATAAAAATAAATATAAAAATAATAAAAATAAAACGAAAAAACAAAGTTCATATAGTCCAACAATTAACAAAGAACTTGTAACACTTGCTACAATAGAGAGAGAAGAAATACGAAGTTGTAATTTACAAAAAGCATATCAGTTAAAAGAACCACTAAAAATAGCAATACCTTACAAAAATGGAAATACTCAATGTATTGAATATTACAAACCAGAAGCCGTACATTTTTTATTAAAAAACTTAAAAGCAAATAAACATGTAAATCCAAATAAAATCGTACCACCTATGCAATCAAGAGGTAATTGTTGGTTTAATGCAATGTTTGTTACATTTTTTGTTAGTGATAAAGGTCGCAAATTTTTCCAATTTTTCCGTCAATTGATGATAAAAGGTATACAAAAAAATAAAGCACCTATGCCGAATAATTTGCGAAATGCATTTGCATTGTTAAATTTTGGAATAGACTCATGTTTACAAGGTAATGATTTTGCATACGAATTAGATACAAATAGTATAATATACGAATTATATGAAAAAATACCAACAGAGTTTAAAGATAGATTTCCTGCAATAGTAAATATAGATAAAGCAGGTAATCCTTTGTTATATTATTTTGCGATTATTGAATATTTGAGAAATAATTCTATTCAAATGTTATTTTTAAGAGGAACAAATAATAATTGGAAAGAAGATATATCAAAATCAATCAATCTTTTTCAATTACCACATTTTATAGTATTGGAATTTTTTGAAGAAGAAGCAAATGAATGTAAAAAAAAACCTTTATCTTTCAAAATTAATAATGTTAAATACGAGATTGATAGTGCAGTTATTCGTGATTTAGATAAGCATCATTTTTGTGCAACAATAACTTGTGAAGGCCAAGAGATGGGTTATGATGGTATGAGTTTCCATCGTTTAGTTCCTTTTAAATGGAAGCATAACTTAAATAAAGATACAACATGGCAATTTGAAGGTTCAAAAGATTCAAATGGACACTTAATGAATTGGAATTTTATGAGATGTTATCAGTTATTAATATATTATCGTGTATGATTTGTACAATTTCATTAACAAATTTATTAAACTTTCAACAATGCATTAACTAATTTTTGACTACCCGTTGTGGATACTTCTATTCCTTTTTTGAAATCATCTGGTTGTGTTAATACGTTGCTAATTTTGAACATATTATAATTATTTTGTAAAACAAAATCGTATAACATATTATTCCATTGTTGTATAAAACTATAATATTTTTCATAATTTTTATCTTTTGGATAATAAATATCAAAAAGTAGTAATTTAGGATTTGGTGCAATATTTTTAATAGTGTTTACTAATTTTTTGTAATCATCAAATAATGAATCAAGATCTAAAGTTCCTTGTTCTGAATCATTTAATATATCATTTCCTCCTACGGAGAGAAAAATGGTTGTATTATTAGTGTTGGATGTGTCAGTTAATTTATTAATTTGCGAGTAAACTTCTTGTATAGTTGCATTATTTTTTGCTAAAAGAAGAACATTACCTGATGTAGCATTTTGAATTAAGTCTTTTATACTTTTGCCTTTTTGTACGTATATTTTGTTATTTAATACACTATCTCCCATTAAAACATAATCAATATTGGATTGCGTGAAACCTTCAATATGAAAATTAGAATTGTAATAAGCCATAAAAAAAATAAAACATACTAAAATAATTATATATATGTAAAAATATTTCATATATATAGATTAATTTTTATTTTTTTAAATTTTTATTAGACTTATTCTTTAGACCTTTCTACATTTCAAACGATGTCATAATAATTAGTATATTTATTTAATTTATTTCTAATAAATTCGTTTCTGTCAATAATATCTTTTTCTTCAAAAGTTTTATAATTTTTAATTATATTCCTTGTAATCTTACTACTACTTTCAGTGTATGATTTTTTTTTCTTATCATATAATTTACAACCAAGTGAACTATTACCTTTATGTCCATTATCACTATTTTTCCCTTCTATTAAAGTTAAATTGCCTATATTATTCATTAATGATTGATTAGCTAAATTTGCCTTATCTTTCTGGCAATAAATATGTTCAAGAGTATATTCTAATGAAACTTTTTGTAAATCAGTATTAATACACGTTTCGTAAAATAGTAATAAATGTGTTGCGTTTGTTGATTTAAAATTCATAATAGATAATTCTCTCAAATAATTTTCATCATTAATAATGACATCTTTATTTTTTATTAGACATTCTTTTATTTCTTTGCAGTAATCATAATTAATATTTTTAAGAAGTTCATTTGTTATTTTTATAAATTCATTTGAATAACACAGATTATTAAAATTTCTAGTTTTAAACTGAATATTTCTAAAATACCATTTAGTCATTAACTTAATTAAAATACTATCAACATTATTAGTTTTATAAAATATAGGCAAAAAACACCACATATATGCCTCCCAATTTAAACAAATTCTAGATGTATTATTAAGTAATCTTCCAAATCTATCATTACTAATTTTATCCATAATTTCAAATAATTTTTTTACAATTTCAAAGAATATATTTATTTCTTTATAAGTATCTTTACTATCAATAATAGGTTTGAATAATTCTTCGTGATTTATTGTTCTTTTAATTTCATTATTATATAATTGAATTGCAACATCAAATATTTTTTGTCCAAAATTTTTTTTATATATGTTATTGTCTTTATGTTTTAAAAACTCCCATCTTTCATATATTTCTACTTTTTTATCATCAGGTATTTTGACAAGAATAGGATTTTTAATTATATCTAATTCTTCCACCGCCTTTCCTCTATTATTTTCCCAATCAAATATTCTACTAACATATTCTGGATCATTACAATCGTAATATTGAACATCAATATCGTGTAATATAAATTTATACAAGTTGATTAATGATTGTTCATCATACTTTTTCAGAACAAAATAATTATAAATTTCTATAAAAGCATTATGTATTTTTGTATTTGTCGTGGGTTTAATATAATTGTGTTTGCTAATTATATGTTTTTTAAAATCAGATTTTTTAGATGTTGTAGTTTGACATATATTACAACAATATTCTTCATCTTCATCAAATAAATCGAAATCATCTATGTTAGATAAATATTCTACCCAAGATTTAATTTTGTTATTAAATATATTTACTAAACCTTCCATATCAAATGGGTTAATGCAATAAATTTTTGGTATTATATTAACATTACATCTTTCTTTAATTTGTTCTTGTTCTTTTGTTAAATTATCTATTTCAGTATCTACAGTTAATAGTTGATTTATTTTACCTTTTAATTTTGGTGATAAACAACCTATTACATTAAGAATTAAAATTGTAGTTAATATTCTCTGTTGACCATCATAAATATCATTACCACTATCATAATTTAAATTTATAATTGACCCCATTTTTTCAACATATTTTTCTTCTTTATAAATTTTAAATATATCATCTAAAAATTTATATATTTCATCCTCTTCCCAAGAATATTCACGTTGGTTCATTGGTATTCTTAATTTTTTTTGGAGTATAGTATTCCATGATTCTTGATTGGTGGTATAAGGTTTAATCCTAGACATAATAATTATATGTTTAATTATATTTAAATCATAATTTTATATATTGAAATTCGTTGTTTGACATGTAAAAAGGTGTAAAACATAAATCATAAAATGTTCAAATATAATTATTATTATTCATTTATTTCCGCTATTACTTGTCCCATTTTAACATAATCATGTTTATTATATTTAAATTTTTTAATAACATTTGGTTCAAAAAATAAACAATGTGTCGAACCTCCATATGCAAAAAAACCTAACTCATCGCCTTTCCTAACTTTGTATCCTGGTTTAATATTCTTATTGATGTTACAGCTTGATATTTCAACCATGCCAACAGGCATAACACAAATTGTTCCAATTTTTTTGTTATCTGCTTTAATGAAAATAAATGCTCTTGTATTTACATTTGTTATGTATTCCATAGATTTATCTTCGTCACTTGGATCTTCTCCAAATGCATTTACTTGTGTAAAATACAATCCTTCTTTAACGTATGCTTTTTCAATTGTTCCATTTATTGGACTATGCCAACGATGATAATTAAATGGATTCAAAAATGCTTGATAAATTGTACCACCAATAAATTTGTCTATATATTTTTTTTCTCCATTTAACATTGAATTTATTGAATATGGTTGTTCTTTAATCCAAAATTTTGCATTAAGTTTTACATTGAAATTAATACGATATAAAGTTTTACATTGAAATTAATACGATATATTGTTGAATCACATGCCGAATTAATAAGTTTATTATTATCTGGATCTATAATAATTCTTTCATTTGGTTTTATTTTTCTGGTAAAAAAATCATTCCAAGATTTAAATCCATAATATGGTTTTGTTGGCTCACATTGATATTCAGACATATTAATTTTTTTAGACGCATCTTTTCCAAACCATCCTGATTTAGTTTTATTTAAAACATATTTTGATGCAGGACTATCTAAAAATGTTTTATAAACATCTAACACTTCTTTAAACATTGCATTAATTTTATCACGTCTGTATGCTCCAAAACCTTCAGGGGTTCCCATCGTATACAATAAAATACCAGATAGAGGGGTACCTACTAAAGCTGTTTTATTAAATTCTGGTGTAAAACATTGTTTAGTTTTTTAAACAATTCTTCAAGTGTTTTTGGATGATTCTTATAACGTCTTGGAATAGAAGATATCATAGTTTCCATATATTGCAACTCTATAGGATTATTTTCAAGCATTTTTTTAAATTTTGTAATAACTGGATGTTCTTTTTTTCTTTTTTTTATTGTTATATTTGTTTTTTTAGTGTTTATTTTTTTGTTTTTGTCATATATTTATATTATATAAAATAAATTCAGATTTATGTAATAGTATAAATTACTGAATTAGAAAAATTAAGTGTTCCTGGGTAAGTATTATTAACAGCTCTACTGAAATTGCCATTATATATGTTAACAGCTACTACAGAATAGTCGCCAGGGGTAGCATCTAAAGGTACAACAAATGATATACTAGTTGTACTAAAATAAGTAATAGGTAATCTTTTGAAACTTCCAAAATTTACATATGTAGTGCCAATACAAGGTGCTTGAAAAGTATTACCATATATATATACTATTGTATAAACACCTTCAACACTTGTTGTAATAGAGAGAGAATCAATAACAGGTGTAAAACTAGGATAAAAACCTTTATTGTTACATGTTTTATAATAAGGATTTGTTGCTGTTAAATTTGAAGTGTATTGAGCACGATAATTTAAATTAGAAGAGTCTACATTTGTAGCAGAATTATCGCCAGCACATGAAGACATATATATTTATTTATTTATTTTTTATTTATGAATAATACAATTATCAAGGATGATATTTGTATGATCTTTGTTATGACAACAACCGCTATCATAATATATTTTATAAACAACTTTTGCAGGTACAGGATAAATAGGTGTAAAATAATTTTTAAAAATCTTTATAAAATCTTTAATAAAAACGTTTGGATCATTTGGGATTTCTAATTTTTCATTTGTGGAAGAATTAACAACAAATAATTTAACATTCACATCTTTTTGTATCTCTAATTTATGATTCACACTATTGTACAAATCATTTAATTTACAATTTGGAAAAATAGGTAAGAATTCAGAATATCCACAACATTTTGTTAATTCAAATATGAATTGATTATTTATAATAGATCGCATATAACCTGATAATTTATTTTCATATTCTTCCATTTTGAATTGTATTAATAAGTTGTTTTTATATAAAAATAGAAAAATAATAGTTATATGAACAATAAACAAATACAAGCAATTGCAGTTTTTACTGGAGATATAAAAGGTTATGTAAAGTTTAAAGAGGTTAACAATAACGTTTTAATAGAATTAAATTTAACAGGATTAAAATTTAATTCAGCACATGGGTTTCATGTGCATGAAGCTGGTGATTTAACAGATAAATGTAAAAGTATGTGCGCACATTATAATCCATTTAATAGTACTCATGGTTGTCCAAGTATGAAAAAAAGGCATGTAGGTGATTTAGGGAATATTGTTACAAATTCTAAAGGAGAAGCAAAGTATTCTTTTTATGACAATATGATTAAACTAAGAGGAACTAAATGTAATATAATAGGAAGAGGACTTATAATTCATGAAGATGAAGATGATTGTGGTCAAGGAGGTGATGCTGAAAGTTTAAAAACAGGTAATGCTGGAAAAAGAATAGAATGTGCAATAATAGGTTATTCAAAAGCCAATTTTATATAGGTGCGTTATCGTCTGGTTTTTCAGTAAGTTTACCTTTATTAACATTTGTAGTAGTTTTATACATAATGTATCCTAACAAAGTGCCAACAGAAGCTCCAACAATGACTTGAGAAATAGTATGATGATTAAATGCGACTCTTTGAGACATAGTGATAAAAGATAAAAATAAATATACATACAACCAATTTGTTTTTCTCAATACGAGATATACATATGATGTTGAATATAAGCACCATTCTGAGTGTCCTGATGGCATTCCAAATAAATCGTATGGAATTCCATCTTTATAAACGAATCGTTTATTATTTTTAATAGCCAAATCGACTTCTTTAGAGTTAAAACAAGGGCGTGGTTGTTGTATTATACCTTTCAAGACAAGATTTAAAATAATATCTATAAGAAGACCAACAATATAATAAAACAAAGCACAACTTTTCTCTCGTAAAAGATAAATAGAGAGAAGTGAAATAATTGTGGTTCCGTTTTCTCCAAAACGATTATATAAATTTGTTAATGAATTCATAAATATATAATTATATAATATATATTTTAATACTAATATAATTATATAATATAATATTTTAATACTGATATAAACATTCACATATAAGTGTGACACACCAATCATTTCCATTTAAGTTTAAAACATTTCCTTTATCATTAAGCAATTTAACATTCATTCTTTCTATATGAACAGGGCCGAAATATGTGCGAATATTATCTTGTAAAGATCCACTAAATTCTACTAACAAAGATCCTGTAGGAACTGATGTAGAAATTTTTACAGGTAAAATAGCAAGAATATCAGATGAAGTGGGTGCTTTTGACAGATAATTGGTATTATTACTATTATTTTTATTAATTTCATTAATAGTGTAAAGTTGTGATTGTGTTAAAGTGCGAGGTGCGCTAGGTAAAACTTGTTGTGTAGATGAATATTCTTGTTGATATTTACCTGCAATCAATAAACCATTTTGTGGGTTGATAGTTTGATTTTCAAATAAACTTTGTATTGTAACTTCATTGACAATTTGTTCTAAATTATTGCCGGCTTGTTCAGGTGTAATACAAGTGTATGGTATATCTGTAGAATAATAAGTAGGCATTTTTAAAACATTAGATGTATGTGTAATAGATACAAGACTATTATTTACATGATTTTGATTATAATCATCAATTACTAATATTAGATATTTAGTTCCATTTAAATCTAAAATAGATGATGCCGTATTTCCGTTGGGGTCAATGTTAACATAAGGTATGCGATAACCCATAATCCATCCTAGACTATTATTAAAGAAATGATTACTTTTAGTTAAACAATTTCCATAACAATTTAATAATCCTGTAAAATCGTAAAATATAATAAAGCAGTTTTCATTTATTGTAAAAGATTGGTTAATTCCAGAAGGATCAGTATAAGTTCCCCCATATAAAAACAAAGTAATAATACCATTATTTTGATTGTAATATACGGGGCAATTTGCAGATAAGTCATATGCAGGAACCGAAGGTGTAGTTATACCTGCATTTAAAAAAGATTGATTTAATTGTGTTTGAAAAGTAGATGTAGAATAGTTGCCAGGTGGTATACTAATATTAACATCTTGCATAGTTAATAAGTTGCGAATCCAGAAGCAGGTATTACCATAATCAGTATCTATTACATACCAACTATATGGTATTTGGTATGAATAAACAGATAAACTGAGGGCATCTTTTAATGAGTCAGATAAATCGAGAGTATATTCAGTAGACATTGTTTCATTACTATTTGCATATTGTCTAAATTGACTATCTAAATTAATAAACCTTTTGATAGTATTTTTCAAATTAGGATTTAAAGAGTCCTGTTTTACAGGAACATTAAATGTATCTGTAGTTGCAATTTGTTGTCGATTCATAGGTACATTTTGATTACCAAAAATGTCTATTTTTTGTTTTCGTTGTGTAATTTTATTATTTTGATTTTCATCATTTTGAGTAAGATATTCATTATTATACCATTTAGATATTTCTTTCTCTCCTGAAGAATATATTGCAGAATTATTATTATTTACAAATCCTTCAACTATAACTTTATTTGTAGTATCTTCTTCATTAAATTTGTCTTCTAGATCTTTAGCATAATTTAAAAGTTCATATTGAACATTTGCCATAAAAATAGATAATTTAGGATCAGATTGTTTAAATTGATCAATAAGTATATTAGTTTTAGCTTCAATTGTATAATAATTAATGTTGTCGTCTTCTTCTAGACCTGCAATATCTAATAATTCAGAAAGAGTATAATTAGAAACATCAGTATCAATTGTTGTCATTATAAATAATAAAATAAAATTGTTTTAGATTTTTTTTTATTTAAATGCATATTTAAAACCTTCAAAAATATTTATACTGGGGCTACTATTTTTACATGCTGGTTTTCCAATAAAAAAAGTAATATAATTAAACTTTTTTTTATATTCTATTTTTTTTTCACCCATGTATAATATTACACCAATAGTAGTTATAATAATGATGAAAAAATATAATATTGATATGATATTATCATAATTTTTTATTTCTTTATTCATTAATTCTTTATTTTTGTTGTTTTGTTCTTTTTCTATATTTTCAATTTTATTTTGTTTTAATATATTAACAATATATGTAATTCCTAAAAATATTAATATTAAATAAAAAGCATATACATGACATTTTGTTATTAAAATAAATAAAATATATAATAAAAATGAATTTAAAGATAAATTAAATAAATTTTTATTTTTATTATTAGTAGATAAAACAACAAAAAATATCATTGTAAAAATACCAAACAAATGTTTCATGAACATATTATTACGTAATAAATGTTGTAATCTACAAGGGAATAATTCTGCTAAAAAATTTGCAGAAACAATTAAAATAAATATAAACACACTAAATATATTAAAATTTACAACATTTTGTAAATTCATATTTATATTATATATTTAAGGTATAAAACAATATTTTGTATTAGTTTTCTTTTCTAAAATGAAGATGGAATATTTTATTAATTTCTTTTTTAATATTAATATTTTGAGAAATTTCTGAATTTATAATTTTTTCAGGTATTAATGTCAGACCTGATCCCCTTTTTGAATGACTTTTTCCTTTAAAAAGTATTTGGTCTAATATACAAACTAATAAATAATTATAATCTTCAATTAATTCACGAGACATAAAATATTTACCTATATATGTAATTCTATTTGTATTAGCATCTATATGAACTTTATGGTATTTATCAGTAATAGGTTTATTTTTAATAAACCCAATGCCTTCAATTTTGTTAGTGGAATTGTTCATTTCAATAACAAAAACAGGTGTATTATAGAAAATTTTAGGTGATAATTCTAATGGTGTGCAATACATACAAGATAAACCTTTTTTTTGTCTGTAAGCGTAATTTCTTTCTAATGTTTCATTATTAAAACGTCCTGTAACTATAGAATACATGATTTTAGTTTTAATGAAAAAATGTATTTTTATTTCAATTTTAAATGAAAAAAGATACAAAATAAATAGTATAAAGATATTTTAGTTATATATGTAGTATGTTAAAATTAATCATATTTTTATTAATGTTCTTTAATATTAATTCACTTACAAACACTGAATGGTGTTCTATTAATAAAATATTGAAAAACAAAAATATTGGTTTTTCAAATAGTATTATCCAAGAAAATACACGTAATGTAATATATAATGAATATGAAAGGTGGGCTATAAAACAATCACATGTATTTAAACAATATCATACATATTTATGTCGTGATATTAATGGTGATGAATTAGCAATATATGGATGTATAGGATTAAAAAAAGCAGTTACAAATTATGATCCTAATAAATGTGGTCTTTTTACTAGATATGCAAATTTTTATTTAAAACATGAATTGTATAAAGGTGTTCGTAAGTTGAAACCAATAAATTTGATAAAAACAGAAGATTTTATTTTAGAAAAAATGTATTCAGAAACGGAATCAACTTATGAAGTTGATTTATTAAATGATTATAATGAAAAATGGTTAGAATTACGTGATAAATTAAATGATTTTGAATATCGTTGTCTATATTATAAATATTCTTTTAATTTTAATAAACAAATGACAAATACACGAATTGCGGAACTAATGTGTTGTTCAGAAGAAAGTATTAGAAAAGTAATGACTCTAGATATAATTAAGAAAATAGAAAACAGATAAATACGTTTTTATTATAATTTTTAATTTATAAATATAAAACAAAATGCAAGAAGAAAATAAAAGAAATAAAAAAGAAAAAATAAAAGAAATAAAAAAGAAAATAAAAAAGAGAATAAAAGAGATAAAAAAGAGAATAAAAGAGATAAAAAAGAAAAAAGAAGATGAAGAAAAAATAGAAGATGAAGAAAAAATAGAAGATGAAGAAAAAATAGAAGA